TTACCAATTACGTGGAGCGGGTTTGCGGCGGTGGGAAGAAGATAAGGATTCGCTCAGTTCCTCATCGGACAGGGGTACGGGATTCTTACGGGAGGATTCCAGCCATTTATCCAGTTCGTCCCGGTAAAGGCAATATCGTTTGCCGGGCTTGGTAGCGGGAATGCTTCCCTCCGACAGCTTCATGTAGAGCGTGCCTTTGGGAATGCCCAGATATTCCGCCGCCTCTTCCACTGACATGGGCACATGGGTGTCCACTGCTTTTGCGTTGTTCACACTGCGCTGCTCTGTAAGCAGGCTTCTAAGGCTCATCACCTCGTCCCGAAGTTGAGCCACAACCTCCGGGAGGTCGTTGAATGTAATTACTGTTTTTTCCATTTGCGTACTCGCCTCTTTTGTAAGGCTTGGCGCAAAGGACTGGAATGATACAGCCGTGAATACCTCCACGAATGGTCATTGCAAAATAATTCCCGAATAATGATGCCCAACCGTGAATGACGGGCAAAATTATTCGGGAAGCAGTGTTGTACAGATAGTTATCTGTTGTTGAATACTTACGGTTATTGGTTATGGAAAGGCTGGTTATACTCTTTCCGTACATAATCTGCCGGATAATGGAAATCCAGTCTGCCGTTTTCAGGTTCGTCAATGGGAATCAGTGTCTTTAATGGCTCTACCTTGAAGTTCCTGATGGTCGCTATGTCCGTATCGGCAAACTCCCGTGGGAAAAGGGTGCTGATGAAGCGGGCACGGTTGTCCCCCGTGTAGTATTTCTTGTACATGAAACGCTCGGAGATATTCCACACGAAATGTCGGAGCGGAATGTTTGAAATGTCTTTGGTCAGCCTTCCTTTTATCGGCTTAGGCTTGTAACTGTGAAGCCGCATCCAGTTGTTGACCTCGCCACAGATGTGGTTCACAGTCTCCTTGTCAGCAATACGAGGCATGATGAAATGGATGTATTCCATGACCATAGCGATGCGCTCTTCATTTTCCCGCTGCTCCCTGTCCTCATAATCGGCACGGTTCTTCTCGTGAAGCTCCGGGGATATGGCAATCTCTGTCGGTTTTATATCCGGAGTAGTTTCTCCGCCTGTCGGCATTGATACCGATATTACAGGCTTGTGTGCATCTTGGGGCTGGTCTTCCTGAACTTCCGTAATTTCGGCAGGTGTCTTTTTCTTGCCGAACTTGATTTTGTAGATTTCGTATGTATCGAAAATGACTGTTTGGAAGGAGAAGTAGAGCAGCCACCCCAACAGGTTGCTGCATACAAAGACTATCAGCCTTACAAAGGTGTCTTGGTTGAATTTCTCAGCGACAATCAGTGTCGCTATGGAAGATATTAGGAGGATGGCAAAGCCGACAAATCCTAAAATGATATGTTTGTCTTTTACGGACGGTTCCATATTCTTTGTCTTATTCGGTTGTTACTTGTTACTGTTTTCGCAAATTTAATAGTCTTCTTTCAATTATTACTCATTATCCTCGGTTAGCGGTTTCTTTTTCAATGTTTTTCACCAAATGTCTGGAATCATACTCAATTATCATACTTTAAGTACCAACCAAAATAAAAGGAACGGTTAAAGTTCCAAGTAATAACCGCTCCCTCTGAATATTCATATAAAAACTGCCTTATGCCTCTCTGCGTTTCAAGGTTATCTTGTCCACGACCTCACACATCTGCTTCGCAGCCATCTTGGAGTAAATCTGCGTGGTGGTAATGTTCTTGTGTCCCAGATAGGCTTGGATGACAGCCATGTCCGTACCCATTTCCACGTGTAGGCTTCCGAATGAATGCCTTGTGCAGTGAAAGGTTATCTTCTTGGTGATGCCTGCCGCCAAGAGCCACCGTTTAAGTGGTCCTTGCAGCATCTTGTCCTTGAATCCGGCAAAGATAAGCCCCTCGTTCCGTTCCCCAAGCAGCCCATAGGCTTCATCACTGATGGGGTTGTGTACAATCTGCTTGGTCTTTTGCATACGAGTGGTCACGAACATCTTGCCGTTGGTGTACGGCTGTATCTGCTGCCAAGTGAGCTGCCTGATGTCGCTCTTCCTTAGTCCGGTCAGACAACCGAAAAGGAACGCCCTTTTCAAGACTTCTTCTTCGCAAGGGGTTTCGGCAAGCCGTATCAGTTCCTCTTGGCTCAGATGTTCCCTCATGGTGGGAATGCACTCGATGCGGTCTAAGAATCCGTTGGGGTTTTCCTTTATCTTCCTGTCCCGATAGGCAGTATGAAGTACCGCACGGAAAGCCGACCAGTAGCCTGCCGCTGAATTGATATGCAGCTTTTGGTTAGTGTGTATGGATTGTGGGGCGTTAAGCAGATATTCCATGAACTTGCGGCACAAGTCCACATCCACCTCCTCAAAGGTGCATTTGCCATTTACAAACCGCTCAAAGTGCTTATAGACGTGCTGCCACTTGATATTCTTCCTGTCTGCCAACTCCTTGAAGTAGGCGAGGAAATCGCCTTTCATCTTGGATTTGTCAAAGAAGCCGTTGTTCTCGTTGAAGATGGCTTCGTAACGCCTATTACGCAGTATCTCCGCTTTTTTCATCATGCGTGCGTTGAAATCACGCTCCTGTTGGTTGGCAGGTTTGGTGAAGATGTAAATCCCCAGAGCTTCACGTGTAATCACCTTCATGGTAGTGTTGTCACGGTAGCCGGGATAATAGTCCAGACATAGCGAATACTGTGTTCCGTTCTTAATCTTGCGCTTGCGCAAGGTCACTGTCTTGCATTTGCTCATATTGATGATGTTTTAAGTTGTACATTTTCGGGGGTGTCCCCGTGTTTACGGTGGCAAAGGAACAACGTGAAACAACCGTGAATACCTCCACGACAATCATTTTGAAATAATTTTCCGGTAATGTCGGTTGCTCACGGTTGTTTCTCCCTTTCAGCCATGACACGCTCCACATCGGAGCGTAAAAGCAGGTTTTTCACGCCTACTTTTATCTTTTCGATGTGCTTCACCTTGACGATATGGCTGATGTTGGCGGAGGAAAGCCCGTAAATCTGCCGGACTTGCTCCACGGTGTAGTAGCGTTCATCGTTCACGAGGTCTGTCCTGCGGAGTTCGTCCAGATGGGATTTGGAGTAATAGGTGCGCCCGTATTCTCTTTTGGTCGGTATCTTGTGGCGGTAGGCGTATGCCCGGAGTGCGGAGGGTTTCATGCCGAACAGTTCTTCCGCTTCTTCAATCAGGAGCCAATCGGTGATATTGCTTGTATCTATAGCCATACCGAAGAACTCGTCAACGTGTTTCTTGCTGTAATAGTTTTTCCCTGCGATGCGGCAGATGGGAATGCGGTTGCGCTTGGCTGTGGTATAGAGCCACGACTGCCTGACCTTGAAGAGCGACATCACCTCCTCGCCAGAATAGAAGTCCAGCACTTCATAGGTTTCCTTTTCCCTTTTTTCTTTTTTGGCAAGCGGGGAAGATGAAGCGGACTTTCTCGGAGTGGAAGTACTGCCGGGCAGGACACGGTGGTAGGGATTGCCCTCCAGCATCCGCTCGATGTCTGTCTTGCGGATAAACGCCATGCGGTTGCTGATACGTGAGGCTTTCAGTTTGCCGAGGGCTACGAGTTTATAGATGTACTGTCGGGAACAGCCCATGAGTACTGCTGCTTTGGAAAAGGTGAGATACTCCTGATGCTGTATCTCCATCAAGGGGAGGACAGCTTTGAAGAGGTTGTTCTTCTGTTCCGTTCTAGCTCGTTTGGCTTCCGCCTGACAAGCCTCGCTGCAATATTTCTGTACCCCGCTCCGGGTTACAAATGACTTGCTGCAAAAATTGCATTTTCTGGTTGTTTTCATGCTGCTTTTATCGTTTACTGGTTCATTCCTTCAATCGTATATCTCTGAAATGGTGAACGGATGTAAACGGAGGTCAACCGTTGTCGCCTTTCTGCACAATGTTACTATTGCTGCATATCAGGGCGGTTGTTGTCGCTCATCGTAAACGGTTGTAAACCCTTGTCAACTGTCCGCACGATGTGGCAAAAAACAAGCTCCGCAAATTCTCCACGTCAGAAATACGTCTCAAAAATATGTGGAAATTTGGGAAGCATCAAAAAGCAGCCGAAAAGTGTTAATTTTTAGAATATTCTGATAGATAAAGACTTACGCTTGAATATTTCTGGTTATTTTTGGTTGTTTTGAGATTCTAAATACAGGTATTTATTTCAAGTTATACAGGAAACTGATGATAGCTGTGAAGACTCTTTATCTTGGGATTTAAGCGAAGCATCTTGTTTTCATCCGTTCTTTTTGGCTCCACTTGTAATATATAAACAGAAATGTACAAAATCTATTGATTGTATTAGAAAGCCTAATCGCATTGTAGGATATTTGAATACAATACATTTTGACAGCCCCTTAGTAATAGATGATAATGGCAACTTAGAAGAAGTCCTTAAACCCTATACAAGTAAAACTTACTTGCCTGTATGCCAGTTTGATTTATGTAAAGGGAATATCGATGGATTACAAACGATACTTCAGAGAATTATAAAAAAGCAAAGTGGAGCTGATTATCGTATTACAACCCCTCTTTCTTATTTACTTGGGGAATTGATAGATAATATGAATGAACACTCCAAAGGTAAACATGGATATATTTTTTCTCAATATCTCAAGAAAGAAGGATGCATTGATTTGGTTTTAGCCGATGATGGAATCACGATATTTGGCAGTTATGTGAAAGCAAAAAAGTATCTTGATGAAATAAGTGGAAGTGAAGTTAAGGCATTGACATTTGCAAATGAAGGTCGCTCTACGAAAAATTTGCCTAACGCTGAAAATAGAGGGTATGGTATTTCATCTTCAAAGAAGATGTTAGTTGATGGCCTTCATGGTTCATTTTTTATGCTTTCTGGTGGAGCATTTCATAGACATGATTCTAACGGATCTGTATATGTCAAATTGCCCCCTAATATTTATTGGAACGGAACTATTATTTTAATGCGCATACCTGTTGAAGTTCCTGCAAATTTTGATTATAATAAATACACTCGATAAAAAGTAAGATTATGGATAAAATCTTTAAAGTTGCAGAATTAATTAGCACGGATATTCGTTCAAGAGCTAATGTAAATATTATTAGATCTGCCATTGATGGGATCAATGAGAATATCATCCTTGATTTTACAGATGTAGCCTTTATGTCACGTTCATTTACAGATGAATTATACAATCTAATGAATGAACATAAGAATGTATCATTATCTAATATGAATGACTTTGTGGGTTCTATGTATAATGCTGTTGTTGAAGGACGAAAATCAAAAAGAGTTTTTGAATCTGAATCATCTGAAATAAAAGAATGTGATGATATGAAAAGTTTAGCTTCTTTTTTATCTACTATATGATATTAAGTAAAAAATATTTATAGGTGATGTTTCAATTAATCATCGCTTATCTTGTGCCCGATAAAAACATCGGGCATTTTTATTATTATAGGTAGGAAGACGTTATTGAAACTGGGTACTAAAAGACACGATTCTCTTTGACAAACCTATTTTGAATGTGAAAGGAAAGTTAGGTTTTTGGGAGTATAATCAGTAGAAGAGAAAATCCCTTCTACTGATTTGGAAAATATGATTTTTATTTGCAGTTTGGATTAAACAACATATAATTGATTTTGAGTGGTTTGTTGTCTACTTTTATGCTGTTTTGGATATCATGTACGTAATTTATTGCAATAGTAGGAGCAGCTTTACTTCGACAAAGTTCATATGAATTGTTGTCTTCGATAATTTGTATTTTAAGACCGTTTATTTGTGCTTCATATACAGTACCATTAAAGTTTGGTGCACCCGGACGTAGTGCATATATTTTATCTATTTGTTTAAAACCTAATAATCGGAGTCTATATTGATTTAAAGGTATTCCATATATATCATTTATGTCAACATAGATCTCGGGCATATCTATAACTTTGCATAATGCATGATTTTTGACTATGTCTTTGATTTCAGTAACCATTAATGGTAATTCGCATACCTCATTATTTTTTACGTCTGTATATCCATAGCATAAACCAGTTAGGACTACGTCTCCAATTTGTAAATCATTTATCATCATAACAATATAATTTTAAAGTATTACAATGGTTATATATCAAAAACTGTGCCAAATAATCCACTGACAACCCTTGTCAGTGCTTTATGAATACCCGGTAACTGCTTTGTGGCGGTTATCGGGTATTTTTATTTCCAACTAATTAAAATCAATAAGAATCTTTGGGAAAAGGATTCTTATTATTCAATCAAGTATGAAATGATGTCATATAAATCTTTCAATAGCTTGACTATTGGATAACCGTTAAGTTGTTCCTGATACATAAAGTACAATACCTTTACAGAAGCTTGCATGAGTAAATTTTTGAAATTCATAATTAATCTCGCCTCCGATTATATCAGTCTACCGACATGGTACACTTCACCCGAAAAGCGAGATTGGCTTCTGCTTCTGCGAAACTACAAATCAGCATTCAAATAAAAAAGGACACTCATTATACAATATTGATAATCAGTCTATTACAAAGAATTGCCTAAATTCTATTACGAATCTAAGTTGAATCAATCTAAATAACAGAGTGATAAATATGTGAGTTATTAAAATCAAAATCATTATGAACTTAAACAAATTAAGAGATAAGGCCTACCAGTGCGCAGTAGCCCATGGATGGCACGAAGAGAACCTGAGTGACGAACATTTCCTTTGTCTGGTCATATCCGAACTTATGGAAGCGGTAGAAGTAGATCGGAAAGGGAAACATGCGAAAGTTGCAATGTTCAAAGAATGGCAAGGGAATAGCGTTCCATTGACTGAAGAAACTAGGAAAAGGAGATTCATGGAAGACTTTGAGGCATTTATCAAAGGGACTGTCGAGGAAGAACTTGCCGATGCCTGTATTCGTCTGTTGGATTTGGCCGGATTGAGAGGATATGATTTGGATAGCTTTGACTACGAAGGAAGCGATACGGAAGACTATTCTGATATGACCTTCACGGAGTCCATGTTTAGAATCTGTGTTTATGTCACCGACAACTTCTACCGGGATGAACTATATATCCTCCTAAATGAGATATTCGCTTTCTGTCGGGACAGAAATATCGACATCTTCTGGCACATCAAGCAGAAGATGAAATATAATGAACTTCGTCCGTACAAGCACGGAGATAAAAGCTACTGACCATGATGCACATATTCTATACTTTAATCATTCTGCAAGCCCTATACGAGCTTGCAAAGTTGTTCAAATGCAAATCCTTGTATTGTCATGTAAAAGTCTTCCAGAAACTGGATAAGACATCAAAAAGATGGTATCTGATGTCGCACCAGTGGCTTCATATTGCACTGTTCATGGATACAGCCGGGCTTTTATTGCTGGGGATGGGATTGTTTTCAAGCCAATGGATATGTTTCCTTGTTGTCCTGGTCATGAGTTTCAGTCAGATTCAAAAGCTGGGAGAATGGGCTATATTCTTGGACAGTCTGGTAACGGTCATCATCTACACTTTCGCCATCTTGAACGCATACCACTTGGCATAAAACAAAAAAGGGAGCCAGCCCACACGATTAGAAGCCAACTCCCCCACACGATTATGATGCAAATATAAGAATTTCCAACTAAATAAATCGTGCTATGACAAAAGAATTTTCATCAATCGTGGAGTTGAAATCAATACGTGAACAGAAATCAAGATTATCAGAACGCGAGCAGGAGTTATCATCCCCCATCCTGACTGATTTTACTCTCATCCCGGAGATTTACGACTGGTTCAGAGAGATACTTTCCAGAACAGATTGTCCCCCCAATCCAGATAGCGTCACCCAGCGGAAAAAGTTTCTTTTCATTGTGCTATTTCTCTTCGCTCCCAGTGTACTTGCTGGCGGACGGTTGCCGAATGGTATCCGGGCAGAGATTTCCGGTGTGTTCCCGGATGTTTCCCCGTGTGTAATATCAAACAATATCGCTGATGTTTCCTTTATCTACCAGCAGTATAAGGATTTCCGGCAGGATATAGAGTACCTTTACAACCAGATTTTAGAAAGGCTGAAAATCAAAGGACTAATCAAGTAACCCCGTTCCGAAAGGCTCGGGGTATTTTTATGAAACATTTTACCAATTGTTTGTTCTTGGTTTAAGCAATCTTAGGCTAAAAATCACCATGTTGGTAACTTTGTCTCAAAGAGATAATAACAGCTATCCTCATGGCTGAAAAGTATAAACCCTGCCATCGGTAAGAAGTGAGGAGCTTGCCTTTGGTGGGGTAATTTTTTAATCTAAGATTCACTGAGACATGAAAACAAATCAAGAAATGGTAAGGCAAATGGGAAATTTAGAAGTTATTCAACGCACCGTTGACGGCTATTTCAATGCTACCAGGCTTGTAAAGTTATGGAACGAACGAAACTCCTCAAACAAAGAATTGAAGAAATACTTTGAAAATGAATCAACCAAGGAATTAATCGCTACCATCGTTGAAAAAGAAAATCTAAATGGGCAAAATTCTCCCTATTTAAGTTCACGTGGTAAATGCGGTGGAACCTGGGTTCATCCTGTATTGTTCATTGATTTGGCTATGTGGCTAAATGCGTCATTCAAATATGATGTAATCAAATTCGTTTCTGACCAAATGATTCGTTACCGGAATGATGCTGGGGACGCTTATAGGGAACTCTCTTCTGCCATCATGAAAATCGTTCCCAAAGACTTTATGCCTAAAGCCATGCAGAAGGTCGGTGAAGCCTTGAACTGGGTTATCTTCAACAGTCATGAAAAGATGCTACGTAATAAGCATGGTGAGGAACAAAAACAACGTGAATTGTGGCAGCTTGAAAAGAAGATTGCTGATTTGGTCAATGAAGGTTTCTTGACCGACTATGAAAGCCTTATTGGGTATCTGAGAATTCAATACCAGAAAAGGAACTATCCAAAGGTCTTTGCTAATGCTGGATAAAATATTACAAAAGTAGAAAAGCCGGAGCGTTATGCTTCCGGCTTTAGTTTTATGCTTCATATCCCTCATAATAGTAAGATTGAGTAATCCCCTTGAATATTACTTCACGGTCATCTACTTGGTCTGTTAATGCCTGTTGCAACAATACCCGGAGTTCCAAATCATTTATAGGGCTGCGTTCCATAGCTTGTAGATACAGGTTTTTATCCACATTGCGCCAGTCTATTACTTTTTTCAGACGTTTTTTCAATATCATATCCAGCCAAATACGGGTGGCTCGCCCGTTGCCTTCCATAAATGGATGGGCGATATTCATTTCCACATATTTGGCAATGATTTCATCAAATGTCGTTTCCGGCATCTTCTCTATAACCGGGAGAATTGCATCAAGATACAAGCAGTTGGCAAAACGGAAGTTTCCTTTGGCGATGTTCAATGTACGTACCTTTCCGGCAAAGTCATACAAGCCATCGAACAAGTAGCGGTGAATCTCGCACAATCCTTTCACCGTTCCTACTCCAATTTTATCTATATCACCTGTTTCAAATAAGGCATGGGCTTTTTCAAGGCTTAATTTGTCTATTTCGTTTGTTGTCATGGTTATTTTCCTTTCTCTATTTTGATTCTTAGAGGATAAAGCCCCGAACCATAAGGAACGGGGCTGGAATAATCGTGTTTAAATATTTGATGTTGCACCACTAACACTATCAGTTTCTTCCTGTTCATTTTTTGAACTAACAGCTTCTTCAATTAACCCATTTACTTTTTTAGTATATTCATCATCAGGGTCTTCTTTATATATAATTTTAGTTACTCTTTTATCAACAATATAAATATAATCGCCTAAATCAAAATTACCACCTTTGGTTTTACATCTAAATCTATGTTTAACCCTCCATCCGCAAAATTCAGGTTTAAAGCCAACAGAAGCATTTCTTATTGAATCTGTATAACCATTTACAATACTCATTTTTGATTTAACTTCATCTAAATGTTCTCTCATTTCATTGTATGCTTCTTCATACTTGCCCCTCCCATAAGATGAATAGCTATCTCTCCATATTTCTGCTGTTCTTTGCGCATCTTTTACTTTATCAAGTCCTTCTTGTACGTCATCGAGAAATGAGCGTGCTATATAAGCATAAGATTTGATTACTGAATCTGTATATATAGATGTAAATGCACTATCTATTTTAGTTTCAACAGGTTCATAACTCTCAAAATCATAAAGGGTTTTGAACATTTCTTGTTTTATAAGTTCTGCTACCTTTTCTTCGCGAGATTTACAGCCCACAAGTAAAAACGTGGGCAATAAAATAAATAGTATTTTTCTCATAATTCTAAATTTAAAATTAAACATTCGGATTCAATTTTATCTCCTTACCGCAGTGAGGACAGTGTATAACTCCCTCTTTGGGTTTATCAAAGAGTTCTGTTACTGGCACACCTAAAGCGGTGGCAATCTGTTCTAATCTCTTTAATGGTGGGTTTCCATTATCTCCCATAGCGATACTTAACCCAGTTTCAGTCATACCGATTTTAGAAGCCAGTTCTTTTGCGGTAATTCCTTTTTCTCGCAACAATTCTTTAATTCTCATTTAAATTTAGTTTTATAGCACAAAAATATCTACTATTTAAATAATAAGCAAATAATTTAAATATCAATTTTATATTTAGATTTTATTAACTATGAAAGCTTGTTCTATAATTTAAATATCAATTATATTTGCAGCATAAAATTTAAACAGCATTTAAAGAACTAATAAATATAAGAACTATGGCAACAGAAAAGAGAAACCTATTAAAAGAGATTATGAACCTTGCTTGGTCATTTGTACGCAAGAACGGTTATTCAATGAGTGAAGCATTGAAATGCGCTTGGACTAATATCAAACTTCGTGCATTGCTTCATAAGAAGGTGGTTGAGTTCTATTTCAAGAAAACAGACGGCACACTGCGTCAGGCTTTCGGTACTTTAATGAGTGGCAGAATACCAGAGACAAAGGGTACAAAGAAAACAGCAGATAACTGCCAGGTGTATTTCGATTGTGAAAAAGAAGAATGGCGTTGTTTCAAAAAATGCAACCTTATAAAGATAGCTTAGTATTAACATTTAAAAGAATATGACTTATGAGAATTATAGACTTTAATCCTGAATTGCACAAGATAACATTTACTAACAAACAAGAAACAGTAATAACTGAATCAAACATTATGTTATTAAAACGAATGTTCAACAACCCCGAAAAATACCAGTATTACATGAAAACACTTTGGCTGTTGCGTTCTCTGAGTGAAAAGAAATGTTGTAAAGATGGCATGATAGACTCTAATGATGAAGTTTACCCGATATTTAGGCTTGCAAATGAACTTATTGGTAGTCTGCTACGAGAAGACACCTTTTTTGACTGCGAAGGTAATCTTATGCAAGGCTTTAATCCAAACATGATGAAAACTGCAATGTAAATCCCTCACACGATTATTTTGAAACAATCAGCCAAATGTTTGTTCTGATTACGGCAATTTTTAGGATAAACATTTGGCGGTTGGTAATTTTGCCATAGAATGAAATGCGCTTCGTGGCAGTTGCGCTGCAAAGATATTCAAGGCATTTCTTTCAAGGGGTAAACTGCCACTTTAGACCTCTTTTAAGATTTGCCTTTTTATATGTCAGGCGTGACAGGTCAAGGCAAGACATTCAGGTGTGCATGGGTTCAAATCCCAGCTTGCTACTACGGTCAAAATAAAATCCTCATTGATGAATTGACCGGCCATCAATGAGGATATGTTTAATTCAGGTTTTACAGCGTATGAACAAAGAAACCATAAATGAATCCCAATTCATACGGTACAAAGATAAGCAAATTTCTTATTGTACCTACAATGGCAGGATATATATTTCTTGCAAGGGGCTTAATTCTGATGTCGGGATAAGCATAAGCGAATGGAAATCAAAGAACATGTTGCAAATAAAAACGTATGCAGCCGAAAACGGATTGAAACTAAGAGAAATCATGTTTTTCGGCCAGTATCTAGAAATCGGGATAGCTTTGATGTATTTCGCAAACAATAAAGAATTGACAGAGTGTGTAAAGAGTCAGATTGGTAACTTAAATTCAAAAAATATGAATGAGATACAGGTTTTACAGAGAACAACTTTATTAGGTAAAGAACTTACCGTTTACGGCAATGCAGAGAATCCGTTGTTTCTTGCTAAAGATGTAGCAGAGTGGATTGAATACGATGTAAGCAGCCTTAATAAACTCGTAAATACAGTAGACGAAGATGAAAGGCTGGTCGGAACATTATTCCGGTCAGGTCAGAACCGTCAAGTCTGGATGCTGACAGAGAGCGGTTTATATGAAGTCCTGATGCAAAGCCGCAAGCCAATAGCCAAACAGTTCAAGAAAGGCGTAAAAGCCATACTGAAAGAAATCCGAACTAAAGGCGGTTATATGGCAGTAAAATCGGATGATACGCCAGAAGAAATCATGGCAAAAGCCATCCTGTTAGCAAACTCAACCATCGAAAGGCAGAAAGAACGAATATCTGTACTTGAAACCGAAAAGAATCTGGTAGAAGAACAGAACAGACTGATGGCGCCAAAAGCTGCCTACTTCGACAATGTCCTTCAAAGCGAAGGGTTGATAACAACAAATATCATAGCCAACGAACTTGGCATGAGTGCCAAAAAGCTGTACAAGATATTAAAAGATTTAGGCGTATTGTACAACCAGAATGGGGTTTACATGCTTTATGCCAAATACAGGGGATTAGGTTATGACAAGTACAGGACACACACCTATACAAGTGATACCACTGGTATGCAGGTTGCAAAGCAATACTTGTGTTGGACGCAACTTGGTAGAAAGTTTATACTTGATTTAGTAAACAGTAAATCGGCAGCTTAAAAACCGTTCATACACACGTCATTAAGTTGGCGTGTGTATAAAATGAAACAATTGGCATAATGTTTCGTATGCGTTGAATTGTTATTTAAAATTGTCTTCATAATAAGGTATCTTTGTATAGATACTATCACGGGTTAGAGCAGTGGTCAGCTCGTCACTTTGACTTGGTGAAGGTCGGCGGTTCGAATCCGTCACCCGTAACTAACATTTAAACTTTACACGATTATGGAAATACTTACGCTTATCATCAAACAGAAGTTCTTTGACGAAATATTGTCAGGCAAGAAAACTCAAGAATTCAGAGAAATCAGGCCTACAACACAGAAGAAATACTGCCAGCTTGACGCTGATGGCTATTGTGTCGAGAAAGACGGTGTGTTACAGCCTAAGCATTACGATGCTATCCAGTTCTTTGTAGGCTACAATAAAGACAGAGCCAGCGCACTGGTAGAAGTCAAGGATGCAAAGATAGAGCTGTTTGAAGATGAAAATCACAATCTGATTGAATACACCTATCAGGGTGAGATATATCTGGCAGCACAGGTCGTTTATGGCCTTGGCAGAATTATTGAAAAGCATGTTTAACCCTTTAAATTTTCGTTGAGTCAGAACAAACAGAAGCACATTTTCAACTGGTGGCTACCGTGGTGGCCGTAGAGGTTTGACTACAGAGAATGGTGGTCTCTCTCAGGGTGGCAGATTTATCACCCGAAGACAGCAGTATTATAACGTCCGCACAGGACTTGGCATGAGTGGCGGATAATGACACTGCAAGAAAGGACATACAGCTATATTGACCTCGTCAGACAGAAGACTGACGGGGTTTTGCTGTTTCTGTCGCTGGGTAAGGATTCTTTGGTATTGCTGGACATGATCTACCCGAAGTTTGATAGAATAGTCTGCATGTTCATGTACTTTGTCAAAGGCTTAGAGCACATCGAAAGATGGATTGGATGGGTAAAAGCCAAATATCCTAAGATAGAGCTTGTTCAGGTACCCCACTGGAACCTTACCTACATTCTTCGCGGTGGCCTGTATTGCGTGCCAAACCACAAAGTGAAGCTTTTGAAGTTGGCTGATGTTGTGAAGGCCATGCAGCTAAGATACGGACTTTACTACACTTTCTTGGGCATGAAGAAGGCCGACGGCATGAACCGCCGCTTGATGCTGAAAGGCTATGAAGCCAATGGGTATGAGAACAACGGAATGTGCTATCCTTTGGCAGACTGGACGCAGAAAGACATTCTATCTTACATGAAACAGAACAGCCTTCCGGAGCCTGTCAGATATTCACTGAAGGCCAGTTCGGGAGTAGGCTTTAATCTGGATTGCATGTTATGGCTGGAGAAGAATTACCCACAGGATTTACAGAGAATTTATAAGGTGTTCCCAATGGCTGAAAGAATTCTTTGGGAGCATAATAGCAAACAAAATTAATAGGAGGAATGCAGAGTCAGAAGAAGAATTTCGGATAGAACTATGAGTTATTTAGGAAATCCCTATACAGCTCAAAATCTAATGTCTGGTTATGGATATAACCGAGCGCAAGTTGCTATACTCAACCGTTCTCAAGCTCTCAGAAGTAGAGCAACAACAGAAAGCCAATTTAGAAGAATTGGAAGAGCAGCTGAAAATATGCACCGAGCAGCAAGTGGAGGGCTTGGTTTAAGTAACGGATGATATGGAACTGAGTAAATACATAAAGAGTGAATCGGTGGAACTTAACCGTTCCGCCATTCACTTCGCAGATTATAACCCCCGCAAATTGTCTGATGAATCTCGTAAGACATTGAAGCGGGGCATTAAGAAGTTTGGTCTGGTTGGAGGAATCGTAGTCAACAAACGGACTGGCCTTACTGTCGTATCCGGTCACCAGCGTCTGAGCGTGATGGATGAACTGCAGAAGTTTCCGGAAAACGACTACAGAATCCGCGTCGATGTCATTGATGTAGACGAAAAGCAGGAAAAGGAATTGAACATCCTGATGAACAATCCTAACGCGCAAGGTTCATGGGATTATGATGCTTTGGCCCGGTTGGTTCCGGATATAGATTACCAGGATGCTGGATTAACGGCCGCTGATTTGAATATGATAGGCTGTGACTTTCTTCTCCAGACAGAAGAAGAAAGTTCTGTTGCCGATGCTTTGGAGGATATGATGGCACCAGTCACCGAACAGAAAGAAGCTGAGAAAGCCGCCAAGCAGATGGAAAGAGCTGAAAAGGTAGCTCACATGAAAGAAGTAAAGCAGCAGGTGAAGAATGCAGCCCAGAAACAGGCACAGGATATGGACGCTTATCTGATGCTTTCCTTTGACACGTTCGAAGCTAAAGCAGCCTTCTGTGAAAGGTTCGGTTACGACCCCTACTCCAAGTTTATCAAGGGTGAGGTATTCGATGAACAGATAGAAAGAATTGAATGACAACATGAAATTTTAGGAGGAAAGCCGAGTTAGAAGAAAAACATATAGCCAGTTGTATCAACAGTCAAGACGAATAATGTACAACGCCGGAAGGCAATACGGGCTTGGTACAGAAAGACAAAGAAGTATAAGAGACAGAACGAAGTCGATAATGGAAAGATATGCGGCAAGGATAGACAGCTATTTCTCAAAGAGAGGAATTGATATTTATGGTGATAAGCCTGTATCTCGCCGCATTTATATGGGTAACAATAACGGATGATTGATTATGAAAAGTGAATCTCAAAAAAGCAAACATACAGGACGAAAGCCCAAATTCGATTACAAGAGTGAGGAATTCCTCTCTCAAGTGGAGACGTATGCAAAAAAGGGATTCACGGACAGAGAAATCGCTTTTGCGTTAGGTCTGGCTCCCCAAACGTTCTGTGAAAAGAAGAACGAGCACTCTGAATTATGCGAAGTATTAGCGCGCGGGCGTGCGACCATCACTGCAGCTGTACGTGCCAAGTTCCTTGCTGTAGCTTTGGGCGGTATCAAGACAAAAAGTACTGTAGTAAGAAAGCTGAAAGACCAGGACGGAAACCTGACCGGCGAAGAAGAACTTCAGGTAAGTGAAAGCGAGCTGGCTCCCAACCTTCAGGCAATGTCTGTCTGGCTATATCATCATGACGAAGAATGGAGAAAGGTTGAACGCCGTCAGGACGAAGATACAGATGCCCCCCAAGACATTGACCACGGAATTTCTATTGACTCATGGATTAAAGACAAACTGAAATGATTGTACCCCAAGCAATATATCATCCGCTATATACCGATAGCGAGAAGTTTATCATTCTCATTACCGGCGGCCGTGGATCGGGGAAGTCTTTCAACGCTTCTACCTTCATAGAGCGGCTGACGTTCGAGATGACTCCCACAGAGAAGATAGTCCACCAGATTCTTTATACCCGTTACACGATGGTATCGGCCGGGATGTCTATTATTCCTGAAATGATGGAAAAGATAGATTTGGATGGAACCACGAAGTATTTCAAGACCACCAAAACCGATATAGTAAACCGGATGACCGGCAGCCGTATCATGTTCCGTGGTATCAAAACCTCTTCAGGGAACCAGACGGCCAAGTTGAAATCAATTCAGGGTATCACCACCTTTGTCTGTGATGAAGCAGAGGAATGGACCAGTGAGGACGAGTTTGACAAGATTATGCTTTCCATCCGTAAGAAGGGAATTCAGAACCGGATTATCATCATCATGAATCCATGTGACTCCAATCACTTCATCTACAAGAAATATATTGAGAATACTCACCGGCTGGTGGAGATTGACGGTGTACCGGTTCAAGTCTCAACTCATCCGAATGTACTTCATATCCATACGACTTACTTCGACAATATAGAGAACCTTTCTCCTGAGTTCCTGAGAGAAGTCAAGGAAATGAAAGAGAAGAATCCGGAGAAGTACGCTCATGTGGTTATCGGTCGATGGGCGGACGTGGCCGAAGGTGCCGTGTTCAAGAAATGGGGTATTGTGGACGAGTTCCCCATGTGGTGCAAGAAAGTGGCTATTGGACAGGACTTTGGTTATACCAATGACCCATCGGCTTCTATCCGGTGTGGAATCATTGACAATGCGCTTTATCTGGATGAAGTGGATTATAGAACTGGATTACTTTCTGGGGATATTATAAAGACGCTACGCCCGTGGAATTTGAGAGTGATTGCCGACAGTGCGGACCCGCGACTCATCCAGGAGATTCATAACGGAGGGATTAAAATATACGCGGTAGAGAAAGGGCAAGGTTCTGTCAATGCCGGTATTGACAAGATGCAGGGAATGGAAATATTCATTACCAAGCGTTCTTATAACCTGCAAAGGGAGTTCAGAAATTATGTCTGGGCAAAAGATAAGGATGGAAACTACATCAACGAACCTGAAGACCATGATAATCATGGCATAGATGCTGCACGCTACTATGTGCTGGGAGAACTTCTCGGTAGAATTATGAAACCCAAAGACGTTTCAGGAATATTTGGACATTAAACTTTGAGATATGACTATAGAAGAAATTTTAGCTATGCCGGAAGTAGAGAGAAAAATCTACTATCTGAAAAAAGGACGAAAGACCGAGCAACCAAACGCTCACGCTCTTTACAACGACTGGAATCCGAACAAGCACGAGATAGTGATAGATGAAGAGAAATACCCGAAAATCAAAATTACGACCCAGCCTGAGAAACGGATTACAGACCCTACAACCGGGAAAGAATATGTTGAGCCGGCGGTAAGGAAAGAAGTTGACCCGAACAGGATTGCTCTTCCTATCGAGCAGGACATCGTGAACATTCAGACTGCCTTCACCGTGGGAACAGAACCGGTCCTTGATTGCCAGCCGGACCAGTCGGAAGAAAGCCTTCTTTCCACATTGAAGCAGGTGTTCAAGAAAAACAAGTTGAAATACCAGAACAAGAAAGTAGTCCGGGCATGGCTGGCCGAGCAGGAAGTGGCCGAATACTGGTATGTGGTGAAGGATGACGGCTTCTGGGCAAAGCTCAAACGAAAGATTTCAGGAATCTTCGGCAAATCAAAACCTGAATACCGTCTGAAGAGTGCCATCTGGTCTCCGTTCCGTGGCGACAAACTCTACCCTTTCTTCAATGACCAGGGGGATTTAGTAGCCCTATCCCGTGAATATAAGAAAAAAGACCTGAACGATGTAGAGATTACCTGTTTCATGACCATTACCAAGGATATGGTTTACCAGTGGGAACTGACAAGCAACTGGACTGACAAAGGCTCATTTGCTCATGGATTCAAGAAGATGCCGGTGATTTATATGTACCGTCCGGAAGCGTACTGTGAGAAGATAAAGAGTCTCCGTGTAAGACTGGAGAAGCTTCTCTCAAACTATGCAGACTGTATCGACTACCACTTCTTCCCTATCCTCATGCTTTTTGGTAACGTGGAGAATTTCTCAGGTGAGTTCAAGAACCGTGTTGTCGAGCTGACCGGCCAGGGAGCAAATGCCCAGTATCTTACCTGGTCTCAAGTACCTGATACTGTCAAGTTCGAGGTAGAAACCTTGCTGAGCCAGATATATGGACTGACCAATACACCCAGAATCTCTTTTGACTCCCTGAAAGGTACAGGAAACGCCGTTTCCGGTGTGACTTTCGATTATGTGTTTATGTCCACCCACCTTAACGTAGAAAATCTGAACGAGATCGTCGGCGAGTTCATGCAACGACGTGTAAATTTCCTTGTCTCCGCGTTGGGTTCCGTGAATTCCACCCTTGAAGAAGCCTCCGAAACCATCGATGTGGATGTGCAGATGCAGCCGTATAAGCTGGAGGACATCAAAGACAAGATAGACACAGCTATCAAGGCCAAGGACGGTGAAATCTGGTCTCAACAGCGGGCCATTACCTTTGTGGGGAACGTGGATGCAGTTCTGGATGAGATTGAAGCCATCAAGGAAGAGCAATCTGAGAAACAGAAGAACGACATCGAGAAGCAGAAACAGCTTTCCTCTCTTAAAAGTTCCAGCAGTAAATCTGAAGAATAGAACAACCCAGTCAGAATATTTACGGGGATAATACAAAACAGAATGATATAAATCTAAAATATTGACTATTTGAGTAGCGGTATCTTTCGAGGTATCGCTATTTCCTTTATCATAGTAAAAACATGAATACTTCTTTGTAATTATTCGTTATTTTACTATATTTGCATCGTAATTAAGTCTTAAACGCTATGAGCTACAAATCAGTTAAAGACGTTGTAACGCTGCTTACTGAAAATGGCTTTTGGTTCGTGAGGCAGAAAGGCAGTCACATGGTTTACACTGATGGTAGCCATGTAGTGATTGTACCCGACCACGGCAAGAAAGGCGTTGAGAAAGGCACTTATTACAACATTCTGAGGCAAGCGGGGCTAAAATAGCCCCCGCCTCTTTTGTTTAACGATAAAAAGGAGGTCAGTATGAAAACCGTAGAAGTGATTGTAGAACATGCTGGAAATAATCTTAGTGCCTATATTGAAGGTGCTCCGGTGATTACTGTCGGTAACGACGTGAAGGAAATCGAGAAGAACATGAAGGAAGCTGTTGAACTTTACCTGGAGTCATGCAAGGAGATGAACATCGCTCCAGTGGAAATTTTGCAGGGAGAGTTCACATTGAAGTTCAAGATAGATGCTGCCACCTTCATCAACTATTACAGCAGTATTTTCACAAAGGCCGCTTTGAGCCGGATCACCGGAATCAATGAGCGCCAGTTATGGCATTATGCGGCTGGAGTACACAAACCCCGTAAACAGCAGTTGGAGAAGATTCAGAAAGGTATTAACGCGCTGACAGAGGAACTGGCAGCTATAAATTTGTTATGATTATTAATTAAATATAATGGAGGATAGTACAATGAAAGCAAAAGATGTAAATCCAAGTAATTTTAAGGTTGAGAATGTTGTATTTGAAAATGATGATTTTTCTATAGCGATAGGTATTTGGGAAAATGGGGAAAGAAGAATGGCAATGAGATGGAATGGTTATGGAGATGATCCTGGATACCCTAAATTATTTAAAAACCCAGTCTGGTTCATCGTTGATGACTCTTTAATATTACCTTTTCTGAATGCTTTAAGGAACGTAAAAGATTCTGACAAAAAAGAAATAGAAGCAGCTATATTGAAATTTTAAAAGTATAATTGGATGATGATCTAGCGTGATTATTTAGGTAGTCACGCTTTCTTTTTACCTAAAAACGAACATTTCCCTAATTGTTTCGTATCGTTAGCCTTTAAATTTCCCCTTCCCTTTCTCTATAAGTAAATTTACCGTATGAAATTATTAATCAAACTCATACGGTATGACAATCTTTGAACAAATCTTGGCAGGACTGCAACAGAAATTCGCTGGGGTGGACACTGCCACACTCACCCGTATCGCCACAAAGAAGGCAGAGGGTGTAACGGACGAAACGAAGGTGACCTCCATCGTTGAGGGTATCTCATTTCAGGACGTGATGCAAAACTATGGTGATTTCCGTGCAGGACAGGCGCAGACTTCCGCTGTTTCAAACTACGAGAAGAAGCATGGACTGAAAGACGGGAAACCAATCGAGAATCCGAAACCAGAACCACCGAAACCAAACGACCCTCCAAAGCCGCAGGAGACAGACATCGCAAAGATGATTGCCGATGGCATTGCCGCCGGTATCAAGCCGTTTGCCGACAAGCTGGCCAAAATGGAGGAAAATGAAGCGCAGGCGCAGCGCAATTCTCAGATTTCAGCAGTGGCGAAGAAGTACGGTATTCCCGAATTTATGCTGAAAGACCGCAACATTCCTGAGAACACGGACTTGGATACTTATTTCAAGGACATGAAGCAGGATATGTCTAACAACGGGTTTCAGTTCTCCAAAGCTCCTGAGACTGCCGAACAGAAGCAGGAGAAAGAAGCGAGTGAGTTCGCCAAAATGATTGAGGCGGACACAAAATCTATTGTCGAACAACAAAACAAGTAATTTATGTCAGCAGGATTTAAGTACAACATGGAGCCTGAACCGTCCATCGAGGAACGCTATGATGTTTCTACCGGAGTAAGACGCAGAGGGCCTTACAAGCTGGATACGACCAACCTTGTCGCTGGTTCATTTCTTCCATCCTTCACTCCCATTGCCGCCGACTTAGTAAAGAAAACCGCTCAGGTGGCCATCCGTGTAGAAGTCTATGAAAAGTTTACCACCGGTTCCAATACCACTTTGAAGATCAAGAAAAACTCTTTGGCTTATGTGGGTATGCATCTGGGTAATGGTTCTCATGGAGCTACCATCAACAGTATTGACAAATCAGACAAAGCTTTCGATAAGTTGACGCTGTCTGCCGACTTTGGCGAAACATTGGAAGCTGGTACTGTACTCTATGAAGCTACAGCGGTAAGCGGCACAACTCCGAAAGTCATTGCTAACTCAGCCTTGTACGGAAGAGTACAAGTAGAAGAAGGCATTGTATTAGTTGCTCTTTTGATGCGAGCATTCGAGATTGAGCCTACCAAATTGGTTATGCCTTTCTCTGACATTGACAAGGCCAACATGCCGCATTTCCAGTTCAACGCTCCTGACGTTACTCAAAGTGGAAAGGCTGTAGTTGCCAAAGCGTCTTCCAGTCAAGATGGCTTGATGAGTAAAGAAGACAAAGCTAAATTGGATGGTATCGCATCCCAAGCCAACAAATTCACTTTGTCTGCAGCAACATCTTCTGCTCTCGGAGGTGTAAAGCAAGGTGTTAAAGTAGATGATGCTACTGGGCAGGAAGATGCACATACAAAATTGAATGCCCTTCTGGCATCTTTGAGAACAGCAGGTGTAATTGCAAGCAAATAAAGAAAGGAGGTAAAACATGATGCTAACTATTCATACTCTGTTTAATGACCCCAATATCGTAAACGCCGTTATCCAGCGCGTCCTTCAGACTCGTAAGGATACAATCTACTGGCAGCAGTATCTTGATTTCCGTAGAACGACTACCCGTGTATTCAAGGACTACATCGGTCAGGTTACTGGAGTGATGGCCGGTTCTATTAACTCACGATACGGCGAGAAGCCTATCCGTGAACGCCGGAATATCGGTTCAGGATATGGTGAAATCGCTTATCTTGGCGATGCTTACCAGATTTCCATTGACCGCCTGTCCGAACTTCAGGACTTGATTGACAAGTTTAACACAGCTAAACCTGCTGACCAGGTAGCAGCCATGCAGGAAATCGTGAATTTCATCTATGACGATTACCGCCAGGTACTTTTGGCAGCTCACAAGCGCATGGATATTATCGTAGGTTCACTTCTGATGACCGGAGAAGCAGCTGTTAAGAACAAGGACGACAATGCCGGAGGCGTTGACCTTCTCAACATTGAATTGCCGTTCAAGTTCATCAAGCCTGATACTGGTGCGAAGACGAACTTCATCACCTATTTGCAGCAGCAGATTAATGCACTGAAAGCGGACTACGGTAATTTCCAGAAGATGATTATGTCACGAGGAACTTTCGTGAAGAATATCATCGGGTCGGCTGAGTTTGGTGACAAGTTCAAGATGCAGCTTACAGGAAATGAGATGTATCTTTCAACTGGTTTGATTACATCTCAACTGGCTTCCCAAGTATTCACTGGCATCGGGCTTCCGGCCATTGAAATCAAGGAAGATTACGTGAAAGACCAGACCGGGAAGAACGTGCAGATTTATGCAGACGACCGTATCACCTTGCTTCCGCAGGATAAGGTCGGTTATATGCGTTTCCACACTCCGTACGAAGCAGTGGACGGCGTACCGGGACGTAACTACACCCAGGCAGACGGTGATATGCTTATTTCCGGTTACAAGGACAAGAACGGTCGTTATTTGGAATACACTGCAGAGTGGATTCCTCAGATTACGAACCCGAATCTGATTGTGAACTTTGATTTGTCAACCATGAACACATGACAGTAAACGACTACATATCACAGAAGTTTCAGACCTTCGGCATCAACTTGTCGGAGGCTGACCTTTTGGAGATAAGTTTGTCTTCAGAAGTAAGCGGAGAGGATGAGGTGGGCCCGTCAAACATCGGACTTGTTTCGGTGTCTATGGCGAAGTTTATCCCCTCTCTTCTACTTCGTGCTACTTCCATCAGCGAGAACGGTTTCTCTATGTCCTGGGACACCAAAGGCTTGAAGGAATACTACTCATTCTTGTGCAAGAAGTATGGTCTTGAAGACACGCTGTCAGATAAACCTAAAGTCAGATTCCTATGATATTTGCCCCACATACATTACAGGTTAAGGTCTTTACTCCGATGGAAACAGACGAGTTCGGCCGGCCCATTCCCGGAACCGGTGGAGAAAGCTGGCAGGACGTATGTAAGTGCCGGTGCGACGATAACTCAACCAAGGAGTTTACTTCGGAGAATGGCAAGGTATACCGACCGAACTATCACGTAGTCTGTGAGAAGAAAACCTCACTGAAGGCTGGTGATGAGGTCAGATGTATGGACGGTAAGAATATCCGTGGAATTGGCAAGGTTTACATGGTGAAGAATACAAACTATTTTGGTTACTCAGAGATATGGCTGTAAAATTTGATTTTTCGGACGTGGATAGCTTTTTCGAGCAAGGAATAAGTGAAATTCGTGACATCGTAGATAAAGTTGGCAATGAGGCTGATGAATACGATGTGAAGGATGGCTCTTATCAGGACAGGACAAAAACACTCCGTAGGTCAAATAAACACAATGTTGAGGACGATTGTAGTCTGACATTGTACAATGATGCAGCAAGCCCCCAAGGGTATCATTATGCGTCCAATGTGGAAAGCAAGGGTTTCAGAGTGAGAAGTGGAGGGGCATTATATGCTGAGAAACGATTAAAGGAGGAAATAAAATGATAGTTACCACCGACATAGCGAACATACTCTATCGTGATTGCCAGCCTTTTGAAATTGACATCGTTCCACACGGTAAGAAGCTGACGGGGCCGATGAAGTCCGAAAGGATTGTCATTCACTCTAAGAAGCAGCAACCGGAGACGTACTGGAAGAAGTCTTTCGTAGAAGTGAACCTTTGCGTTCCTGACTTGAAAGAAGGTGAAGCTAACACAATACGTCTGAACGAGCTGGAGAAACAGGCGCAAGAATTGTTTGACGGAGTGACCGGACGCTATGACGGAACAACCTATCATTATTCCATCGAGTCAATCGGAATTGAGGAAGACACATCCTTAAAGTGTCACTATGTGAATGTAAGAATTTTGTTTGAAGTTTTAAATGTGAAATAATATGGCAGAATCAAAGAAAATCACAGCTGTGAATATCAAGAAACTTTGGTATGGCGAGACAAATGCTATCACAGCAGATTTGACTGGGCAGGCTTTATATACTCTTTTACAAGGTGAAACCTTAAAAGAGGTGAAGAATATCCATCAGGATACATGGACACTTGAAGAAGCGGAAGCAAGCCGCACTAACTACAAGAACCAGCTTACCGGTCAGACTTATCGTAGTGATAAGGAAATGGGCGATGTAACCGTGAACTTCACCATTGGTGAGTACGACTATCCGACCAAGAAAGACCTCATGGGTGGTGATGTAATTAACACTGATAAGGGTTGGAAACGAGCAAGAGGCAAGGTAAACATTGAGAAGTTACTTGTCGCTTTGACTGACGATGACCAGTATTGTGTGATTCCCCGTGCTGACATCGGTGCACGTGAAGCCACAACAGACAAGGCTGTCGGTATTCCTGTAAGTGCGGTGGAACTGGAACCACAAAATGCAGAAGTTGCACCGGAATACTGGTTTGACTCATCTGAAGTAACAGCAGGTGCTTAATGCCTATCCAATAGGTAGAGATTGAATTCCATAACAGGGGTGGGCTTTATGGCTTCACCCCTTAATTTTTATCTTTTATCAGAATGAATCAAGGAGCAAAAATAGTAACTGAATCCATTATCGGAAGTGATTTCAGAACGGTGTTTGTCGCTGGGAAAGCCTACACGGTCTACCCTCCTACTATCAACAAACTGGCCGGAGCAATCTCCCATTTGTCAGGTGTACAAGAAGCAGACAATTTGAAAGAAGTTCTTCTCTCCCTGGGAGAAAGTGAGGCCTACAGCAGGGCTCTTTCCTGGCTGATAGCTGGTGACGAAAACTTGAGCGAAGAACTGGCAAAAGGAACATACGAAGAGAATGTGGACGCATTGGATGAAACACTCTCTATGATTGACTCAAAGGTTTTTCTCAAAGCTGTCAGCTTGGCGAGGAACGTAAGTCTGCTGGCAGCGAAACCGAGGTTGTAGGAAATGATACTCTCTTGGGACAGATTGCATCGTTCATGGAAAATCTGCATCTGTCATACCGGGAAGTGGTCTATGAGATACCATACAGGAATTTAGTATTAATGCAGCGTGACAAGCTTCATACTGTAACCGGGACAAAAGTCACGAAGGTGAAAGGCAAGGATATGGCTTCACGCAGAAGAAGAAACAAGAAATAGATATGGCTCTATTAGAATGTTAAAAAGCAACAGAAACGTTACTTTTTTACGTTACAAAGCTTGCTTAATAGTAACGAAAATGTTACCTTTGCATTGTCAATTAAAAGTTCTTTGATTTATGAAGTTTTCAGAGTTTTACAAATTGATTGAGTCAGCAGGCTGGACAATCGAAAAGGGAAAGAAACATCACAAGTATGTTCATCCCGACTTTGACTACTTTATCCCTGTAGGCAGACATCCAGCCAAAGAGATACCTAAAGGTACTCTTGACAGCATGATGAAAAAGGCGGGGTTAAAGAAGTAAAAGAACAGCACCCACTTCGGTGGGTGCATTTAATTGACAAAACTTAAAATACACGATTATGAAGAAGATTCAGGCTATTATTGAAAAAGCAGATGATGGAGGAATTTCTATCTATTCTGAAGATGTAAACGGTGCGTATGGCTTTGGGCTTACAGAACAAGAAGCGAAAGAGGACTTTGTTTCTGTTTTAGAGGAACAGGCAGAATATTACAAAGAAAAACATGGTGAATTTCCAAGTTGGTATAAAGCTGGCTATTCTGTGGAGTATGTGTATGACTTAAGTGGATTTTTTGAAGCGTTCCCTTTTATTAATGCAAGTAAGTTTGCAAAGGAAATAGGTATAAATGAATCTGTAATGCGAAAGTATAAAGGAAAGATAATTACAGCATCAGAAAAGCAAAGAGCTATCATACAATCAAAATACAATGAGATACTTAAAAGAATGGCAAATGTCAAGTTTTGATATTCCAGCCGTGAGGCTCTGATATAAATTAAAGAACAAATTGACAATCGGGCGCATCATAATGGTGCGCCTTTTTTGTTCTATTCCGAGATGGAGTCTAATTATTCAAAAATAGAAGTTAAATTACACGACAATTGCCAAGTTGTTTCGTTTTTGATTTCAAAAAGTCTGAATACTATTTGCTTATATCATAATTTTAAGCATTAATATTTAGATTTTTATTTATGGCAACACTCGTATTCCGTGTATCAAGTGACTGGGAACAGGTCGTAAAGCTAAGACAAGAATGTGAAAAGCTGGAAGCCCAACTCAAAAAGATGGACGTGAACAAATCTCCGGCAGCGGCAAGGGCTTTGGAAACCCAATTGGCATCTGCTCGCCAACAAATGATGGGGCTGGTAACCGAGGCGGCTAAAGTTGGAGCTACAATGGAGCGTGATTTCAAAAATGGAATTTACAGCGCTTCACAAACAGTAAACAACCTCTCTGCAAATATTACTTCACAAAGGGGTGTCATTAGGCAATTACAAAATGAGCTTACTTTATTGAAAGAGAAATACCGAGAAACTGTAAAGTCGGGTGGTAATACCAGCGGTATGTCGGAGCAGATAAAAGCTCAAACCGATAAGTTAAGGGAGCAGAAAGATATTTTGTTTGGACTTACTCAACAGCAGGCAGAAGCCCGTCTTTCAGTAAAGAGACTGAAGGATGAATATGCAGCTTTTAAGGAAGAAGCCGGCGAAACGGTCGAAGCAAATGAAAAGATGTCCGTTTCCTTAACCAAAGTACTTGGTATAATAGGTGGAGTAACTGCCTTGAAAAACTTTGTTACAGAACTTGTTAATGTACGAGGACAATTCCAGCAGCTTGAAATTGCTTTTTCAACCATGCTGAAAAGTAAGGAAAAAGCAGATAAACTGATGTCAGAGCTGGTGGATATTGCCGCAAAGACACCCTTCGACCTTCAAGGGGTGGCATCATCTGCCAAGCAAATGATTGCTTACGGCTCGTCAGCTGAGAATGTGGGTGATGAACTTGTCATGCTTGGTAATGTAGCCGCCGGTGTTGGCTCCCAGCTTAGTGAAATAGCCTATCTCTATGGCACATTAAGGACACAAGGGAGAGCCTATGCTGTCGATATTCGTCAGTTTGCAGGACGTGGTATTCCCATCTACGAGGAACTGGCAAAAGTGCTTGGTGTGACAAAAGATGAAGTTTCCGGTTTAGTAAAGGAAGGCAAGGTAGGATTTAAAGAAGTAGAACAGGCCTTCAAAAATATGACTAGTGAATCAGGAATCTATTATAACCTGATGCAAGAACAGTCTAAGTCTCTTACAGGTCAGTTGAGTAACCTTGGAGATGCTTGGGATACAATGTTGAATGAGATTGGAAAAGATACTCAGGGAATTGCTTCTGCAGGTATTTCAGGATTGAAAGGTCTTATTGAGAACTATGAAACTGTTGGTAAGATTTTGATAGGACTGATTGCTACATACGGGACATATAAAACCGCTCTTATTGTAGTGCGAATAGCTCAGGATACATTAACGGCCAGAATGGAACTTGCAATCTTGGTTACCAAAGCTCAAATGATAGCACAAAAGGCTTTGAATACGGTTATGAAAGCTAACCCGTATGTACTGGCAGCTACGGTTCTTGCCGGGCTTGTTGCTACAATGTGGGCCTTTCATGACAGCACAACCGCATCGGAAAAGGCACAGCAAAAATTCAATGAAGAACAAAAGAATTTTGCGAATCAGGAAGAGGAACGCAAGAAAAAAATAGAAGAGCTGATACGCGTTATCCAAGATGAGACAGAAACCGAGTTTTCAAAGATAAAGGCCTATGAGGAACTACAAAGGTATTCTCCTGCACTTTCTTCTGCTTATACCCGTGAACAACTGGCTGTACTCAATCTTGCAGAAGCAAATAAAGAACTGAATAAGGAACGAGACAAGAACAGTTATGAAAACATACTAAAGAATATTCAACAATGGGAGGAGAAAATAAAATCATTAAATGCTTCTTTAAAAAATGCGGGACAAGGTGCCCCATTAATCGCTTCACAAATAGAATCAGCAAAAGCAAATCTTAACAAGTGGAAATCAGCCTTGAGCGAATATAATCGACTGAAAAAGGAAACAGAGGAAAACTCGAAACCTGTTGAAGTCAAGCTGATGGAAGCAAGAAGTAATCGTGAGCAGATTATACGCGAATACAATATAGCAAGACAAATATTGCAGGAAGAGCAAGAAAAAATTAAGAATTTTCCTTTTGCAACAATTCCTATTGACGTTCAAATACGGTTCAATAATGCGCAAGCAGCGTTAAAAGGGATTGACGGCACCATATCTGGCCTGGAATCGCAAAGAGAAGCATCGGAAAAGACGTATCAGCAAGCATATAAAGAAGCAAAAGCTGTTTACGAAGCAAAATTAAAGGCCGTAGAGGATGCTAAAAAAGGCACTGAATCTGCTTATAAGAAAGCTGTAGAAGAGTTGGAAGCAGCAGAAAAATCATATAAATCGCTCGGTGGTGTAACAGGAGACACTCTGGCCAAACAAGAGAATAATGCGAAGAAAGATGCCGAGCGACAAAAGAAAGAGCAGCAACAGGTTGCAGAAGAACTCCTTCAGCTTCGCAGAACAAATCAGCAGGAAGAAATCAACCTGATGGAAGAAGGTTCTGAAAAGAAGCGCAGACAGATTGAGCTGGATTACCAGCGAGAAATCGATGAAATTAGGAAACAGCGCAAAAAATGGGAAGATGCGCAAGGAGGAAAGCTTACGTCTGAACAGCGGGAAGTATTAGGAAGTCGTGCGTCTAATGCCATGACGTCGCGTGAAAAAGGTCTGGCCGAAATTACAGAAACTGAAAATCAAGCTGCAATCGAGGTCAACGAACGTTACCTGAAAAGCTACGGTACGTTCATGCAGAAACGTGATGCAATCATAGCCGAGTACACCCGTAAAATCTCGGAAGCCACTACCCAGGGAGACAAGGACATACTCCAGAAAGAAATGGATAAGGCACTCTCCTCCCTTGATCTTGAGAAGCTGAAACAGGGAATCAACTGGGAACTTATCTTCGGTGACTTGGACAAGGTATCCAAAAAGTCCCTGAACAAGGTAAAGCAGCAGCTTAGGGACTTCAAGAACTCCGAAGAATACAAGAATATGGCTGTTGACCAGAAGAAGGTCATTGACGAGGCTTTAAGCAACATCCAGTCAACCCTTATCGACAAAGGAGGATTGCTGGCCGACCTACCCAAACAGTTAAGCGAATTAGCCAAGGCACAGGAAGAACTGTCACAAGCTCAGGAGGAATACAACGAAGCCATGAGAAGCGGAACAGATGAGCAGAAGGAAGCGGCCACGAAGAAACTGAATGATGCCCAAAAAAGACAGCAGAACGCTCAGGTCAATGTACAAAAGTCGACAGATAAAACGACAAGCAACCTTGTCACATTGTCGAACGTCATTACCCAGCTTGGTTCAAATTCTGAAATTTCACTCTCTCAGGTCGGTGATTTGGCCGGAAATATAGTAGACATATTTGCAGAAGAGAGCGAGAAACTTGGAGGTATAATTGGAGCTGCATTTTCTCTTTTAGATGCTATCGGGACACAGGGGCTGGATGGTTTCGTAGGTAACATATTCAGTAGTGTCTTTAAGTCTGTAGGTGGAATATGGGATACTTTGACTTTCGGCGGATTCAGCAAACTTTTCGGTATTGGAGGAAACGAAAAAGAGGTGCAGGATACCATCAACAGACTCACGGACAGAAACGAAAAGTTGCAGTCTGCCATCGAATCCCTTACGGAAGAAATGAAGTCCAGCAAGGGAAGCGAGAAATCCGTAGCAGAGTACAATAAAGCCATCAAGTATCAGGAGGAATACAACAAGAATGTCCTTGCAAAAGCGCAGGCAAATGCTGGCTATCACAGTAAGCATCATAGCTGGGCCTATTACATGGGCTGGTCGGAAAGTGACATACAATGGATTCGAGAAAATGTCATGGCAGAATTCACAGGTACAGATTCCTTGTGGCAGATGTCGCCGGAGCAGATGGACTTATTACGTCAGAATGTAGACTTGTGGCAGAAAATGGCCGATTCAGGAAAAGGAGGCTATGGAAATGCTGTCGTTGATGCACTAGATGAATATGCAGATCTGGCCGGAAACCTCGAAGGACTGAAAGAGGGACTTTTCGAACAGCTTACCGGAATAAGTTTTGATTCCATGTATGATAGTTTCATCGATACCCTTATGGATATGGATGCATCGGCGGAAGATTTTGCGGATAACCTATCAGAATACTTTATGCGTGCCATGCTTTCAGATAAAATCGGTAACATGTACAGCCAGAAGCTGGAAGACTGGTGGAACAGATTCGGTGAAAGTATGAAGGACGGAAACCTGAGTGAGAGTGAACGTAATTCACTCCAAAACGAATATATGGGGTACGTGAATGAAGCATTGAAACTACGGGATGAACTTGCCGCAGCTACCGGATACGACAAGGCTGGCAGCAGTTCCAAGCAGTCGGCCTCCAGCCGCGGATTCGGTACAGAAATGACGCACGAGGATGCCGGGGAACTGAGTGGGCGGTTTACAGCCGTGTATGAGTCCAATCTTCGTATTGAGACGGCAGAACAGCAGCAAACGGTAGCTATTACCGAACTGCGAGGTTCCATCGGCTCCCTGACATCACAAGTGACCGGTCTGTACAACATTGCCGACGAGACACGTACTATCCTGGCCAATTCCTATTTGGAGTTACAGCAAATCAGAGAGAACACAGGCGAAATTGTCAAACCTATCAAACAGATGCAGGCCGACATTGCCGAAGTGAAACGTAATACAGCAAGACTATGACAGGAGATTTATTTATTAACGGGAAGGATGCCTGGAGCACATGGGGTGTCCGCATGGGTGACAGTTTTCTCGATGCTATCGACGGATTCAACCAGATGAAAGACTACATCGAAGATGAGAGCCGTCTGGAGCACGGGAAGCGAATAATAACCGACAATGCAAAAGTAGCATCGCGTGAAATCACTCTCCAGTTCACCATAGAAGGAGACTCAGAAGGTGACTATCGGACAAAGAAGAAAGCCTTTCAGTCAGAACTGGAGAAGGGAGCCGTAAACATCAAAATCCCCGCTCTTGGGAGCGAAGTCTTCAAGCTGGTTTACCTGGGGAAAAGCATCTCTTACGGGTTAAGTATTGACAGGTGTTTCGGTAAGGTTTCAAGTAAGTTTTGCGAACCGAATCCCATGGACAGAAGCGAATAACAAACATTTCCTTTATTGTTTCAAATGGAAGTCCGGATTTTTAGGGCTTCCATTTGTTATTTATGAACTTTGGGGATATGATTGAAATTAAGGACATATCCGGAAAAACAAGGTTCTCTACCCCTATCAACAAAGGGGCGAAGGGAAAGTTTACACTGATGAAAGAGGACTACATCGTTCTCCCCTTTTCCGTGCCTGAACCTATATATTTTAAACTTGGTGACTATGTAGACCTTTCTGGGGTTCTGGATGATTCTCTGGGCGGATTACTTTCAAAAGTATATGAGGTAACTGACTTGCAGAAACCTTCTTTCAATGCTTCTACCGCTGGATATGATTATGAGCTGAAACTGGATGCTTACTACTGGAAGTGGAAAAACAAAATTTTCAAATACACTCCTGAACATGCTGGATATGAAGCGTCATGGTCTCTCACCGCAGCCCTTGATGTACAGCTTGGTGTGTTCTTACGTAACCTGAAAGCTTTGGGATATACCTATAAGGGAAAAGAATTCGTATTTGAAATAGATTCAACAGTAGAGAATAAGGCAGTTGCAATGACGTATGACAATATGAACCTGCTGGATGCCTTATTCTCAATGGCGGGTGAGGATAAGTGGAACTGTGATTGCTGGATAACGGACAACGTAATTCATTTTGGGCGAAACGAATTCGGTGATGCCGTGAAAATCGAGTTAGGGGTTGAAGCGTCTGCCATGACTCGCAGTGAGAGCAAAGGCACTTATGCCACCCGCATTTATGCATTCGGATCTACAAGAAACATACCTGAGAACTACCGTTCCATTGAAGAGCAGACGGTAGTAAACGGAGTTGTGCAAAGACGACTTATGCTTCCCGCTGGTACGCCATACATAGATGTGTATCCTGACATGAGCCAGGAAGAAGCAATTGAAGACATCGTGGTATTTGACGAGGTATATCCCCGACTTGAAAGTACGATGTCAAGTGTATCTACGAGGACGGAAACCGTTACAAATGAAGACGGAGGTCAGGAAACCGTGACTTACTATCGCTATCGTGATACTGGCCTGAATTTCTCCAAGGACTACATACTTCCGGGACAAGAGCTGACAATTATCTTTCAGTCCGGCAAAATGAATGGATTGGAGTTCGGTGTTATTTTTGACCCGGACAACAACGGAAGCCAGCTTTGGGAAATTGTCCGCAGCGAAGACTACGGACGTCCATTGCCGGATGATACCATATATCCTGAAAATGATGACAAGTATATCCTTTCCGGTTTTGATCCAAAGTTTGTTTCTGTACAAATGATTCCGGACGCGGAGCAGGAACTGAAAGAGAAGGCACAGAAGATAGCAGACCAGCGAAAAAAGGACGATGGTACATACTACACTACCCTCCGGTCAGAATGGGTTAATGAAGACAAGCTGAAACGCTTTTTCGAGTTCGGGCAAAAGATAAACCTGGTCAATAAAGCCTTTTTTGAGAATGGCCGTGAAAGCCGTGTTCTCGGATGGGAGTTTAACCTTGACATTCCATGGGATTCTCCGGTATATACTATTGGGGAAAGTATGCCCTACTCTCGCCTTAATGATGTGGAAGAGAAACTGGAGTCGATTACGTATAAAGGGCATACTTATGTTGGAGGCGGAGGTAGTAGCATATATGTGATTAAGACCAATGATTCTACTGCCCCATCGGACAGTAACGTATTTTCGGCAAAACGGTCACTTGCAACATTATTGAGAAAGGACAAGGAAGACCAGACAAACTATCTCATTAAGCTTCTTGGCGGTATCATATCTCCTTTCCTGGAATCAATTGACTTCGTGACCGGTATGATGGGTGCTGGTATGTCATTCTCTTCAGAAAAGGGCGGCGAGTCTGTCGGATGGATTGACAAACTGTACGTGCGCAAGAAAGCTATCTTCCAGTTACTTTCAATAATGGAGACCGAGCTGGCCGGAGCTTCCTTCATGTTCAACGCCAGCGGGGCCAGAGCAACGATTACTAAGGTCGAGTTTATAGAAAAAAAAGGAATTCGTTTCAAGGATGGTAAAGGAGTCAAGTTCTCAGACGGGAAAAGAGGTTACTCATCTCCTGGAACTTATGGTTCTGTTTATCGCTGTTACTTCCTTGCAGATGATGGTGAGAAAGCCATAGAAAATCGTTTTAAGCCAGGGAATTTAGTACGCTCACAGTCCTTTAATATTAAGGAAGGCGCGTATGACGGCGTATCCAATCACTATTGGTGGCGTCTGGTGGAAAATGTTGGTGATAACTGGATAGATGTATCCGTGAATCATTGTGACGAAGGAAGCGATATACCCAAAGTGGGTGACGTGATGGTACAACTTGGAGACATAGCCGACCCGGACTATCAGGCTGCAATCGTGTTGTCTGCATACGGAGACGGTGCGCCTTCTCTTACCTTCTATCAGGGGATAAGTTCTTACTCCCTCTCAGGGAAAGATATAGTTTCAATCGGATATGATCGTCTAACTAAAGAAGGATACTTTAATGTTTATGGAAAGACATATATCGGTAATAGGGACAAGACAAATTATATCAGACTTGCTTCTGGAGAAATAGAGGTACGTGCAGCAAGAATATTGTTGTCAAATGGTGAAAGCGTTGTAGATGTAGCAGAGAAAAATATCTCAATTAAACTTGGTGCTACGGGTATTGACATCGAAAAAAATGAGATTGTTATTTCTTCAGATAAGTTTAAAATTAAAAGTTCTGAAGGGAAAGGAATAGCCGTGTTTACGGTTAAAAATGGGAAACCACTTCTTCTTACAGAGTGCATAGATGTAAACTCGTTAAAAGTGAAACATCTGGATGGTGCGGACGGTACATTTTCGGGTGAACTGAAAGCCGCTAAAGGTACTTTTTCCGGAACAATATCTGCCGATGGTGCTAAGATTGGAGGTTTCACTATAGACAACGGTTCCTTGAATTGGAAGGGAAGGGATTTTTTCGGCAATGATAGCAGGAGTATACGGATTGGTGTTCCTACGGATGATAACAGTGGTATGATTGACATAAATTTCAATGGTGCGACTGACGGGAAATTTGGGGTTAAAGTAATTGGAAGCAATGACGGTGGAGCATGCATCTATGCTTCAAGGAACGGTACTAGCAAGCCACATAGTTCTAATACTTATGCCGGATATTTTGACGGAGGAGTACATGTAAACGGAAATCTTTATACCAATACGATATTGTCTAATGAGTTCGGTACCGGATGGTCATTGCAAGCCGATGGATCATATACATACAAAAAAGGAGCAACGAGAACAATATCATGGACTATACAGAATGGTTCGATACCTTCAACGTATAAACTGGTTTTTGAAAATGGAATTTTAGTCGATTAATCATGAAAATAGATTTTAAGAAATTTAAGAAGTACACGAAGATAGATAAATCCGATTTCGTGGAGATTGATGTCAGAGAAATGTTTGCAGATAACATTTTCAATGTGACAGGAGTTGGTATTGCTGATTTAAAATTGGCTGAGAAAATTTTTTCCAGCGATGACGATACCGAATTTTCAGATGATGAAGTTAACAGGGTAAGACATCATGCAGCGTCGCTTCTTCCATGGTTTCTTGCTGGGCTTAATGATGCAATGAGATAATTATAATATACAATGTTGGTAATATCATTAATAACTATAAATTAAAAACAATTATGGCAGCAGAAGAAGATTTTGTATTAAGCTTTACAGGTGAAGAAACTGACAATCTATTGAAACATACAGAAAGTATGAAGAATCAGACAACGGAAGAAGATGGTGAAACGGTACAGGTGTACGATACAAACGGCGTGCCGCATAAGGTGTCGAAAACGGAACTTTTGAAGAAGTCTACACTGGCTCTCCCAGCTTTGGAAGACATCTCCAGTTTTGTGGCCGTGAATGCCGCCGGAAATGCCGTCGGAGTAATGACAAAAGAGCAGGTTGCGTCAGTTCTGGCGGGACTTATTGGGATTAACAATACTTGGTTCAGGGATGGTGGTATTGTCATAAATCCGGATAATTGTTTGAATAATAGGGTATATATGATTAATATATCTCTAGGAACTATTAACTTCGATTTATTCACTTATGGGAATTTATTATATTTCAGTCAAGGTGAATATCACACGCAAATAGCAATGTCCATATATGACAATAAACGGTTTACCCGTATGTCTTCTAATGGTGGTAATTCATGGGGAGAGTGGAGAGAATTTTAATCATAGTTTAAATGGACTCGATTATAATATTAGGCCCTATTGATTTTAATAAGCCCGTTGCCATCTTGTCCTTTAACAATAGATAGAGTAAACGAAGAGCTAATAATATATGCATATAAGTTATAACTAGCTGTAGACACTGTCCATGAGCCATCCGATAAGTTCTTTGTTCTCGAATATAATTTACCTGCATAATCGACAACAACCTGCATTTCTGTGTTAAGAGATGTGTATCTTACTGCATATCCTGATATGTAATTGGCGGTTGGGGTGATTTGATTGATATACCCTGACACAAACATTACAATCATGCGCGATGGGCTGGTAAGCCCATTATCCAAGTCACTTTTTGTAACTCCTTTCAGTAGAACCGCTCCCATCAGTTCCGCCAGTGCTAAATCTGCCTGGCGGGACTTATTGGGATTAATAGCACGGTAACAACAATACTTCAAGTTGGGGAATCCGTTGAAATAGGAGAAACTAACACGGCAAGTATATATTTACTTTCAATTCGTGCTAGTGCTAGTAATACGGAGTATCTAGCTACGTACATATTAGCATGGGCATCCGTATATGCTGCTGGTATAACTAAAATATCTGAATATAGCTACACAAGTAATGTTACGCTAGAGGTATCCAGAACCGGTACTGACAAATATAAAATTACATATAAGACTGGGAATGTATCTTCTGTCGAGCTGAAGTATTCTCTTCGGAAATTAATATTATAGTTGTTTCCATGATGTCCAACTATTATAATGCATTCTTATATATGCTAATCCATTATCTCCACCTGCACATAATTGCATACGAATCCATCCGTCACAAGAAAATGCAACTAATATGCCATAATTCACGGGCATATTGTCCTGTTGTGAGTCAAATTTATAAACTCCGTTATTTACGGTATTGGCATCACCTTCCAAATTTAATCCAATAGCACTCAGGAAACCTGATTTTGACATTAATCCATCATTTTTTAAAGTAGCCGTTCCAATAAGTTCCGCCAGGACTTATGGGTATGAATGAAAACAACTGAAATAAAGAAAGCTGTATTGAAAATTATTTGAGTGGTAGAAATTGGGTAGAAAATAGTAACTAGCTTGCTTATTCTACCCGGCTTCTACCAACTTACTGACAAGGCGTGTCAGTCGATTTGAAACCTTTTATTCTTTGTTCGTTTTTATATCATTTACCTTCGCTGAAAAAGGATGGTAAATGAGTAGTTTTGTGTGTGAAATAGTAGTTACGCCCATGAGCGTGTTCCATTAAGTTGGGATGCGCTTATGGGCATTTTTTGTTTAATCTAAAACCTTAGTAAGATGAAAAGATTCGTTTTCATGATGGTCGCACTGCTGATGTGCGTAGTGAGTGTTTTCGCGGAGACTTCCGTTAGTGTAGAACCTTCCGTTCCGGAGTTCCTGACCGGATTTGCCAGCTTCACCGGGCTTGTTACGGTCGTGGTTCCTGCTGTAGTAGGATTTATCGCTTCGAAGCTATCCAATCCTATGAACAAGTGGGTGACTATGTGGGTGACAGCAGTTGTCGGTATGCTTGTTACTTTTTTCAGCTGGTGGATGAATCTCGGTTTTCCTCCTGCAGATGCAAGTGTCTGGGTTGTGCTGATTGATGCGTTATTTGTCGCCCTGGCATCTACTGGTATCGTGTCGGTTGTAACAAGTGAATGGCTGTCCAGGTTGTTCGGTGGTAAGGTAAATAAGGAGTGATGCAGAACCTTATAACCGTCATAGCCCCGCAGATTCTTGTTGCCGGGGCTTACTCCTTTGTAGGAGAGATAAGAAGCGTTGTCTTTGAGCTTCGCTGGATGCTGGTCTTCATTGTAGCCATGATTATAGCGGATTTTGTCCTTGGTATCATTGACAGCGTGGTCAAGCGAGGAGAGGATTTCCGCTTTTCCAGAGCAGGCCGCCGAACGATGTGCAAGTTCATCGAATATAATTCGTATTTAGTGTTGGGATTCGGTTTTGGTGTTGCTATTCTCCAGCCTGTAGGTATTTGTTCCTATACGACATCGTCAATGTGCGGACTGGGGATAGCTATTGTATTTGAATTTGATTCAATCATGGAACATGTATGTGAAATTCACGGAATCAAGAACAAGGTTTCCATTAAGCGCCTGCTGGTGGGCTACATTAAAAAGAAGTACACAACGGCTGGCGAAATTATCGAAAAAGTTACAAAGGATGAAGAAGACAGATAGACGCCTGATAGCGGAAATCATCTACTCCGTAATCATAATATTACTTATGACAATAAGTTTCATGACCTAGTTGATATGAGAAAGATAAGGATAGGGAAAGATATATACTTCACCTGGCAGATACTCACGAACAAGGAGCCTGTTCCACTGGAAGGAAGGGACTTGAAACTCATGCTGAAGAATCCTCTAGGCAGATTTCTCGATTTCCATTTTGAGATATACCAGGGAAACAAGCTGAAATTTACTTTTCATGGAACAGACCACAAACACCTTGGTACGTATTCGCTGACTTTGTGGGAGAACTATGGTAAGGAAGGACAGACTGCCGTTGACATGTGTGAGGCTTTCAGGCTTGTTGCAACAACTTGTGAAGAGGACAGCATAAGTGTCCCTAACCTTGAAATGGCCACCGTCAACCTTGGTGCTTCTTCCATTGACATATCAACCGGTGGAAGCATTCCCATTCCCGATGCGCCAAAAGACGGGAAGATATACGGCCGGAAGGATGGAGAATGGGAGGAGATAACAGAAGCAGTATGGAATGAAGAAACAAACAGTTAAAATCAGACTTTTATGGCAACAACAAAATTAAAATTCTACAGGGGCTTAAAGGCCCGTTATGATGCAGCGTCAAAACATCTGGATGCTATCTATTTTGCAACCGACACCAAAGAACTGTTGATGAACGGTGTGAATTATGGAGGAAGCGGTGTCACAGATGTCAGTTTTGACAAAGGCAGCAATAAACTTATCGTTACCAAATCATCAGGCAAGACCGAATATGATCTGACGGAACTCATCAGGTTCAAGACATCATTGCCAGACAGCCTTGCCACTCCTTCGAAACTGGGAGGTCTTCCGGCTGGGACAAAGGTCGAGACCTTGAAGACAAAGACGCTGAGCCAGATTTTCGAGGATATTCTCTTTGAGGAAATCCAGCCGACGGTACAGGCACCAAGTGCAACAATATCATTCAAGTCTCCTTTTACCGCCAACAAGATTCTGGAGGTTGGTGAAAGCGCACCTACCTCAGAACAGATTCAGACAGGATTTAACCGTGGTAATTGTACGGTTGTTGGCCAGGCAAACAAGAACCGTGCAGGAGAACTTATCTCCGATGACCAGTCTTTCATCTATGTAGGAAACAGTACAAGCAACAAGACATTGCCGACGAAAGTTACACTCGGTACGATGCAGTACAATTACCAGGCTCATCATGGCGCAGGTGACACCTTGCTCACTTCAAAAGGAAACAAGGCGACCGTGTCCCCTAATCCGCTTCCTGAAGGTACTGTGAAATCAGGTGCTGTCTACCTTTATGGTACCTATCCGTTTTACTGTAATGGTTCTTCAGCTTCTACCTCTGCCGGAGATACCAATTTCCCGTCTGCCGCAGCTCCTGATACAAAGCTTCCGCTGCAGAAATGGACTGATACATTAATTGGAGCGAAGTTTGCTTCTGAAGCAGCAACCGGAACCCGCCTTGAATTCTACTTCCCTTCAGAAAAGAATGTATCAAAAGTCGAGTTCTATAATACGGTGTCCGGAAAGTGGGAAGTCTTCGGAACGGACAAGTACACCGTATCTGATGCAGGAAACAAGACCGTACAAAGTGTTCAGATTGCATACAAGAAGCTGACAACGACAGGTGCCATGTCCGGTGCATTACAACTTCGCTTCACAGTTTCCGATGCCGGGAAAAAACTTGTAGACGAGCCGGACACATATAATGGCGAGGAAATTACGGATGAAGTGATAGCCATGCTTGCACGAAACAGCCGTGAAGTTCCCTTTGCCATGCCGATGAACAATGTCATGCCGATGGCTTCGACAACAGGAAACCGTCCTGCGGGTGTTGCTTCCTTTGCCGTGAACTTTGAGCCTGGAGGACAGGCGCCACTGGATGCCCGTCAGCTTGTTCCAAACAAGAAAGACCTTATTGCCGCAGCTACCTATTCAGGAAAGAATACTTATAACGGCATGTTGGTCGTTGTTGGAGATAACGGGGACGGCAAACCGGCTCTGTATGTCCTGAAGGACATGACAAAGATTACCCAGGCTGATTATGGCAGATGGATTCGTCTTGACGTCGGTGCACAGACACTCATCCAGATTATCAATGACCTCACAACGGGCGGGACTAATAAGGCACTTTCCGCCGAGCAGGGTAAAGTTCTGAAAGGTCTGGTTGACACACTGACAAACAAGGTCAACGCGCTTGGTGCCGTATATGTGCCAAAGGGTACTCTGGCAGACCTTAGTGCCCTGAAAGGGGTGTCTTCTGTATCGAAAGGCCACGTATATAACGTTACGGCAGAAGTTACCCTGAACGGCAAGAAATATCCGGCTGAAACGAACTTCGTCTACATCGGAGAAACGGCCAATCAGGCAAGTGTGGAAACCAACTGGGATTCCTTGGGTGGTACGGTCGATTTGACAGCGTATGCAAAGAAAGCTGACCTCGAAGGATTTCTTACCGAAGAGGATTTGGCTGGATATGCCAAGGCTGTAGATGTGGCGAACACCTATGCCACAAAAGCTGCACTGAGTGAGGCTATCGAAGGGCTTTCCTCCACTTATGCGACCAAGGCTGAACTGACCAGCTATGCAACGAACGAGACTCTGAAGCAGTATGCCACTAAACAGGATCTTGATGATGCGTTTGCATGGAATGAGGAAACCGAGTAATAATATGTGGGGGCTTTGTATCAGAGCCCCCCATAAATCCCAATGACATGGCGAAAAAGAGATTCAACAATTATTTGAAATATGCCACCTTCAAGAAAGAACTGGAAGCCGGTAACATATTGCCTGATTCCGTTTCCTACATCAAGGAGATACGGGCTATCTATACCCATGGGGAATATTATGGCAATGGCTGCATATCCAGCGTGAATGCTGGTACGGGTGAGGTCAGTGCCGAGCTTCTTCCGAACGTGTTCCATGTGTTCGGAGAAGTATCCGTACTTAACGTCACATTTGGAAAAGGCTTTCCAGGCATTGCCAATGAGTACATGTTCCAGTTTTCAAGTGGTGTTACGCCTACCGTCCTGAATCTTCCTGAAGGTGTGAAATGGATAGGAAGCAGTGTTGTCAGGGCCAACAGGACGTATCAGGTAAGTATTCTTAATAATATAGCTGTGATGGGAGGTACTTTATGATTTTGTTAAGACGCAGATTGCTTATACTGGCGGCCATGAATAATGGACTGCCTAATATGCCGATTCGGTTTAAGACCGGCGAAAGGGCGGTATTCAGTGACGGGAAGCATGGATATTTTTCGATGGACAGAAGATTTGTTCGTGATAAGAACATGTCACGAATGTATTTCAAAGACGGGAAACGGATTAGTGTGCTGAAGAAAAGGAACTGAACTAAAATAAAATAGGAGTGCCACTGCACTCCTTGTAATAAATTTTTTATTAACCATCCTACCATTGGCAGAACTCCACAAATATAGATGTAATTTTATTATGAACAAAATAGATTCAATAATAATTCACTGCTCAGCCACACGTGCCGGGCTGGACATAGGTAAAAAGGAGATTAATCAGATGCACGTATCCCGTGGCTTTCAGTGTATTGGGTACAACTACGTTATCCGGCTGGATGGTACGGTAGAAGTTGGCCGTTCGCTCACTATTGACGGGGCGCACTGTAATAGCAAGGGATTCTCAGGTGTGTCGTACAACAAACATTCAATTGGTATCTGCTATGTGGGCGGTCTGGACGCGCACGGTAAGGCAGCTGACACCCGAACACCGGAACAGAAGAAAGCGTTAGCCAAACTGATTAAGGAGCTTTGCGGAAAGTACCAGATTGTCGAGGTGCTGGGGCATCGTGACACATCGCCTGACCTGGACGGTGATGGTATCGTGGAACCTGAAGAGTGGACGAAGATGTGTCCTTGCTTCGATGTGCGGAGCGAATATCCTTTTGTCCCTGAAATCGTTGTGAAGCCATGAAGTTATACGAATACATAATGGATAAGGTGAGCTGGTGTATTACGCTGGCTCCATTTATGTGCCTCGTTCTCATTTATTCCTGCCAGACAGTGAAGTATGTTCCGGTTGAAACCAAAGCTGATAGCGTGGTAATAGAGAAATTGGTTGAAGTACAGATCCCTCCTGACAGTGCCACCATCCGGGCGTTGTTAGAGTGCGACGAGAACGGGAAGGTCGTACTGAAATGGTTGGACATCGCAAACAGTAAGAACGCTCAGGCGCAGCTTACCATTGATAGCCTAGGTAATCTACTGGCGAAGATGAAAACTCAGCCGGATACGGTTTACCTTCCAGCGAAGGAAGTGGTTGTTTCCAAAAAGGAAAAAGTTCCTTACCCAGTAGAAAAGGAACTTACTTTATATCAAAAGATAAAAATTAGACTTGGTGAACTCTCATTTATTGTAATTATAGTGATAATAGGATTATTGGTGCTTAAAATATTCAAGAAGTAGTATATTTGTAGTTAATGCGGAAAATACATTAAACTACAAATTATGAGAAGATTGAAGAAGTATATAAAAAATGAAAGATCATGGATAATTACCATATCAATAATAGCATTCTCTATTTTATGCTGTTTTTTTATTTCAGAAAGGAGTAAATTTCATTGGGGTGATTTTGGAAGTATCCTTGGAGCTATTACAGGGTTAATAGCATTTATCGGAGTATTATACACATCAAAACAAAATAAACAGCAGTTTTTGAATAGTGAGGAAAGATCTACATTCTTTGAAATGCTTAAAATATTCATTTCTTATCGTGATTCATTACGTGTAAAAAAAATAGATTGGAAATATGATAAAACACTTCATGATTGGAACATTATTCAATATGAGGAATTTTGTACTACTGAAAAGACTTATCAACAAATAACTTTTGAATTATGTTGTATATTTTACGTAGAAATAAGAAATAATATACCAAACTATTTATCCAAAGAGGAATTCGCAAAAGAAATCATTCCATCAAATAGATCTACAATACAATGGTATTCTTCATACAATTATTTAGCAATTGCTATAAATAATATTTATAACGGATATAATTGGAGTAAATCTGGAGGCGTTGTTAATCAAATACCTATTAATTTAAATACATACGATTATATTTGCTTAATAGCTATAAGAACTTATCTTAAACAGAATAACTTTAAACCAATAATAGAAGCTATATCGAAAACTGCTGACTTTTGTTTTTCTAAATATATAAATCAACTTGGTACATATTTTAGAAACGCTTATTATATTCTGGAAATGGTCTCAGGATTCAACTATCCTAAAAAGTATTCAGATATATTCCGTGCTCAATTATCAAAAGATGAACTCGTACTTTTATTCTTTAACTCTTTTAGTTCTTTGTCAAACAACAAAACCCGACAATTATATTTAGATGCAGATTTATTCAATAACCTTGAACTAAAAGATATAAGATTGAAAGAAAATATAAATAATATATCACGTATGGAATACATAAGTTTCCCTTCAACTTTACAACAAAATCCAGTTAAGAACGAATATGTATCTTATGAGTTTCTAAGCAGATTATATAAATCCATAGATATAAAAAATGATTAGTGCTTACATATAAATACTTACATTGTAATTACTATGTTTTAAATTTAAGATTGTAGCCATTCTGATATACAATATTTTCCAATAATTATATACAACTTTTCTGGGAAATTATATACATCTTTGCAGTGTAGAAGTTTGCTTTTATTGCAAACGAAAGCCCCAACCAGATTAATATCCGGAAGGGGCTTTTATTGACTTATACTTTAGGCTATTTTACATTAAAAGATACAAGCACTTCACGCGGTTTACCCTTGTAAAATTGATATACATAGCACTCCACCATTTCGCCTTTGTACTTTTGGAGTCTCTTGTATAAATACTCCTTCACTTCAACCTTACGAGAGAAGTAAAGATTCTGTTCGCTAAAGACAGGTTCATCTGCCCCAACCCAAGCTTCTAACGAGCATGGGCATTTGTTGATAATTCTTTTCATATTACAATAAATATTATGTAGTGGCTCCATTGCCTCATACATAACATAACAGATAAAGTGTCAGACAAA